CTTGACACGTTGTTACTCTGCACTGAGCAGGGGGACACCGTACCTAAACGGTAGGAAAGAGTAAGTGTATCTCTTCCGAGTGAGTAACGCTGACAGAAAGGAGTTAGTTAGATGAAAGCTAAATTGCCGTCAATCTCATTCAATTACACTGCCCTTGACAGCGGGTCGAAAAGAAGGCTGTCTAACACCCTCTCACGAATGTCGCGTGATGAGGTACACGTACTGTTTGACAATTCTGTTGTCAAACTGGCCCTTGAGTATGCCAGAAACTCTGACAAAGTGGAGGCAGCTCTAAAACAACTCCGGGAAGCTGTAGACCCAGATAATGGTTTACCTTTCGGGAGATCGGTCGGAACGTATGCTTCGACTAAAGTCATATGGCAGAAATTCGCTGACCCTCAGAAGCCTGATTTCAGGTGGAATAAGCGACTGCAAATGGCGATCCAAAAAGTGGCAAAGCGATATCAAGCTGCGCTACTGCAGGCCATAGACATGCCAAGTACCCTTGGTGAGTTGAAGGGTCTGCTCGTCGAGTTAGGCACTTCTGGAGGATGGGAATCTATTCTTACGGGTAGACGTAAGAAGAAGGACCTTCTTGACGATCAGTACTACGACTTCTGGAAGCGAGAAGTTGAAGCCGCAATCCTAAGAGGTAGGTTTAATTATCCTATCGTACCAGGGAGCAGGACGCAATGTGCGATGACAGGGAACAAGACGTGTAAGCATAAGAAACGCCCAATTAATATGGTTACACTGACAGTTATCTTGGCTGAAGCATTATTTGCGAATCCAATTACAGAGTTCTTAACCCACTACTCATACTCTGCTATTGGTAAGAATGACATTACCTATATTCCCGGATGGGTAACGGGGCGTAGGTTGCGCCATTATTCGTGGGTATCCTTGGATTACTCACAATATGATGCCAGTTTGCCGTCGTGGTTGATAGATAGTGCATTCGACATCGTCAAGGGTGCTTTTAAGTCACTGAACCCTTTAATGGACCGGCTGTTTGAAGTAGTCCGACGCTCATTTATTGTAAAGGAATTGGTCACTCCTGAAGGTATTTTGCGCGTCACTCATGGAAACCCGTCAGGGTCGAAGTTCACTGCCATTATTAATGGTGTATGTAATGAGATAATGACGGAGTATTGGTCTGACCTACTTGGACGTAAGGTACAGTACATCATAATGGGAGATGATAATCTCATCTTCTTTAGCGATGGTCGGAGTATAACCCCTGAGGAAAAGGAACGCATTGCTGATGTACTTACCCATAAGTTCGGAATTGCTGTTAATGCTGCGAAGTGTGACAGTGGTGACTGGCAGGCTATTCCTAAGTTCTTAAGTCGCGAATGGCGGCCCGAGGGAGCTTGGAGGGACCTACTGGACTTGGTTGCGCATTTAGCGTATCCTGAGAGGTTCAGAAACTATCGCGTTAATAAGAGATCTGGTGTTTCAAGTTTAACGCCTGAGGTAGTTTTCTTCTCCTATGTGCTTGGCTGTAAAGCAGGCATGAATGAATTCTTCGATGTCAATCGGTTCTTGAGAGACTATGGATTCAAACTGAAACAAATCGAGTTGTCGTTGGAGGCATATCGTGAATTGCCATGGAATATGAGGGAGAGATGGCAAAGGGATCTTCTTCGCAAGCAAAGAGATGACATGATTGCGTGGGCGTTGCACGCGGCGTAGTAAGTCCTCGGCTACTTGCGGCCAATTAAATCAAGGTTGGTAACCTTGTACCATGTAG